GACACGAACGACCTCAAGTAAAAAGATTACGCTCACCAAATCACAGGTGGCTATTGCTCGACGCTTGGGTGTCCCCTTAGAGGTATATGCGAAACAAGTTGCTATGCAGGAGAATAGATAATGGATCGAATTGAACGTGCTTTGGAATCTCGTGAACGCGAAACCCGCGCTCAATCAGTTACCTATACTCCCCCGCAGCAATTGCCAGATCCTGATCCCCAAGATGGTTATACGTTCCGTTGGGTTCGTACACACTTCATGGGACAAAGCGACGCTCGAAATGTATCAATGATGCGTCGTGATGGGTACGAGCCAGTACGGCTTGAAGATCATCCTGAAATGGCATACATCGTAGACGACCCCTCTAAGTTAAGTGGAAATGTCGAGATTGGCGGCTTGATGCTTTGTAAGCAGTTGGAAGAAAAAACAAAAGCACGTCAAGCCTACTATGATGAGTTGAACCGCAGACAGATTCAGTCAGTGGATAACAACTTTATGAGGGAAAACGATCCGAGGATGCCTCTCTTTACTGAGAAGCGTACCGAGGTGACTTTTAACAAACGATAAACTCTTAGGAGATTGATATGGCAACAACTGCCTCGCCTTATGGGCTACGTCCAATCAATCTGATCGGCGGTCAATCGTTTACCGGCGGTACAATCCGCAAGTATTCAATGACCACGAACAGTGCGACTGGCATTTTCTTTGGTGATCTGGTGCGACTGTTGGATGGGCAACCTTCCGCTGTTGCTACCACTCCCCTGCCTTCGGAAGAAGGTTTAGTAGGTGTTTGCGTTGGTGTTTCTTATACCGACCCCACACTAAAATATACTCAGTTCTCTCAGTTTCTACCTGCTAACGCAGTAAGTTCTGGGTATACCAACATCCTGATTAGCGTAATTGATGATCCTGATCAGTTATATCAAGTTCAGGCTGATGGCGCCGTTACTACTGCCAAGATTGGTAACAATGCTGAGTTAGGTAACTTCGGCAATGGTTCTGCCACCACTGGTAACAGTAAAGTCACACTAGAGTCAGGCACGATTGCAAACACTTCTACGTTTGCCGTCCGTATTGTGGATCTAGTTGATGGTGCTCCAACTTTTTCTACTCCCGGTGATGCTTTTACGGATTGTATTGTCAAATTTAACTTTGGCATCCATTCGTATTATCAGGCAACCGGTAGCGGCTCGACTTGATAAGGAGATTCTAAATGGCTATTTCACGTTCGCATCTATTAAAAGAACTCCTGCCCGGACTTAATGCCCTGTTTGGTATGGAGTACGCTCGCTATGGCGAAGAGCATAAAGAGATTTATGCAACTGAGACTTCTGAGCGTTCCTTCGAAGAAGAAACCAAATTGTCTGGCTTCTCGGCTGCCCCAGTTAAGTCTGAAGGCGCTGCGATTGCTTATGACAATGCGCAGGAAGCATTTACGGCTCGTTATACGCACGAAACCATCGCTTACGGTTTCTCGATCACTGAAGAGGCAATTGAGGACAACCTCTATGACTCACTCAGCGCTCGTTACACCAAATCGCTGGCTCGTTCGATGGCTTACACCAAGCAGACCAAGGCTGCTGCCGTTCTGAACAACGGTTTCACCAACTCCAGCCAGTATTACGGTGGTGATGGCGTGCCTCTGTTCTCAACTCAGCACCCGTTGATTTCTGGTGGTGTTAACTCCAACCGTCCCACCACTGGTGCAGACTTGAATGAAACTTCGTTGGAAAACGCAGTTATTCAGATCGCAGCATGGACAGACGAGCGTGGTCTGCTGATCGCAGCCAAGCCGCGCAAGTTGGTTGTGCCGCCAGCACTGATGTTCGTTGCAACCCGTCTGTTGGATACCGAACTTCGCGTATCTACGGCTGATAACGACATCAACGCTCTCAAGTTCATGGGTTCTATCCCCGAGGGTTACACAGTTAACCACTTCTTGACGGATACGAACGCATGGTTCCTGACGACGGATGTTCCCAATGGTATGAAGCACTTTATCCGTACTCCAATGAGTACATCAATGGATGGAGACTTCGACACAGGTAACGTGCGTTATAAGGCTCGTGAGCGTTATTCGTTCGGCTGGTCTGATCCGCTCGGTATGTTCGGATCACCGGGTTCGACCTGATAAAAAGGGGGGCTTCGGCCCCCCAATTTGGATCTAGGATTTTTAGTCTTACTGACTGACCTAGCAGACTTTGTAGAGACAGTAAGACAACGTGCTACAACACAAGGAGTATTAAAAATGGGTATGACTACCTTTTCTGGCCCGGTAAATAGCCCGGGTGGTTTTATTGGCCCTTTTATTTCCGCCCCTATCCCTTTTACTGGTAATTATTACTATGTAAATCCTTCTTCGGGTTCGGATGGCAATACTGGAACTTCTCCAGCCAACGCTCTTAAAACTCTTACTGCTGCACTTGCTAAGTGTACAGAGGGCAATAATGACGTTATTTTATTAATCAGCGCTGTTTCTAACGCTACAACAACTTCTGCAACTCTGACTGCAAACCTTGATTGGAACAAAGACTCTACTCACCTGATTGGTGTCTGCGCTCCCACAATGGTTTCTCAGCGTGCTCGTATTGCTCCCGCTGCTGGCGCAACTTCGTTTACCCCTTTCTTGACTGTTTCGGCAAATAACTGCTTCTTTGCTAACCTGTCAATTTTTGGTGGATTTGGTACTGGCGGCGCTTCCAACATCACCGTGTCGTTAACTGGTGATCGCAACGCATTTGAAAACGTATCGTTCCAAGGTCTTGCTGATGCTGCCTCTGCTGGTGGTACTGGCGCTCGTGTAATGAAGTTAGATGGTTCTTCCGAGAACACATTTACAAACTGCACAATTGGTCTTGATACGGTTCAGCGTAGCGCTGCTAACTACGCAGTAGAGTTTGCTGGTGGTTCAGCACGTAACATCTTCCAAAACTGCATTTTCCCGTCTTGGGCAAGTGCGGGTGGCGCAGGTGGTGCGGCTCTTTACGGCGCTGCTGCAAGTGCAATTGACCGCTATACATTGATGGATTCTTGTGCGTTCCTAAACGCAGTGTCTTCAACTGGTACAGCAATTACCGACCTGATCTCTCTGCCTTCTTCGGCAGGTGGTATGGTCGTTCTTAAGAACTGTATTACGGTTGGTTACACTGGCCTTGGCACCGCTTCTGCTCTGTCTCAGACCTATATTGATATGTCTGCTCCGAGCAACTCTGCTGGTGGCTTGGCAGTTAACCCATCGGCCTAATGAACTGGGGGGCTTCGGCCCCCCTTCTAAAAGGAGAAGTTGATGGCATCGATGCAAACTGATGTACTAGCGACAAAGCCGCTAGGACTTACGGGTAACTTTAAAGATCAAACCAACAACGATATTCCTCGTTGTCGTGTCAAGACCGTTTATTGCAAAAATGGTACGGACGCCGGATCTGTAGTAGTCCGTGAAGGTGGCTCTGGCGGTACCGTAATTATGACCATAGAAACCTCAGCGGCTAGTAGCGCGGGTTATACGATCATTCCAATTCCCGGTGAAGGCGTTCTTGCAAAAGCAGGTGCTTTGCATGGAACAATTGTTAACACCGCTTCGGTGACTTTGTTCTATGGCTAAGACTCCTGCGTGGCAACGCAAAGAGGGAAAGAACCCAAAAGGTGGGCTAAATGCCAAGGGTAGGGCATCGTATAACGCTGCTAACCCCGGTAAGCCCGGCCTGAAGGCTCCTCAACCAGAAGGTGGCGCTCGTAAGAAATCTTTCTGTGCCCGGATGACAGGTATGAAAAAGAAACTAACCAGCGCTAAAACCGCTAACGATCCAAACAGCCGTATCAACAAGAGCCTACGGGCGTGGAAGTGTTGATATGGAGATGATGCTTTGGAATATGGTGTTGACCGTACTGTTGGGTGTCTTAGCCTATATTGGGCATGAGAAGGCATCTGAAATACACAGACTCAACATTTTGATTAACAAAACTAGAGAAGAGGTGGCCCGTGATAACGTCACTCAAGCAGAAATGGACAAGTTTGTTGACCACATTGACCAACGGTTTAACAAACTTGAAGCAAAAATTGATC